GTTACTCTTCTCTCAGTCATGACCGAGAGAAGAGTAACCATCCCCGCCGCTTGCATCTGGAATGCAATCGCGCGAGTCTTGGTGAAGTCACCGCGATACTTCGGCTCGTCGGTCGTGATGTTCTGGCCGTTGGGCAGGAGGTTAGACCGCCAAATACGCCACCCATCATAAACGATAGCCTGATTGAAGTCCTCCTGCTTTCCATCACGAATGCTGACGGACGGAGCGGAGGGACCATAAGAACCCCACGACTCCAAGAAGAGGGGAGGAACGCCGAAAGCCGACACATCAGCGGCCGACTTAGGCACGGCAAGCTGCTTGATCTTGTGCCAAGCCTTGACCGGGACAAGGATATGCCGCTGATCGTAGGGGATGCGATCCTCATCGAAGAGAACCGTAATGTCATCCAGCGCGGTCAGAATGGCAAAAGCATTGTCAGTCGTCCAGGCACCAGTAGCCGAAGCCGGGAAGTCGCCCGTCTTGGCGGCGCCGTCACGAGTGAATCCACCGCCGGGGAAGACCGAGTTGGTCCCACCGTACAAGGCCGCAGCCGTGGCACGGGAGGCATTGATGAGCAGCCGGATAATATAGCTATCCTGGGCCTCAGCAAGTGCTTGCCCGGACTGCATCGAAAGCTCGGAACGAGTCTCGAAGTGCATCATCGCCTGATCGACATCATCGAGCCGGAAGTGCGAGACGAGCGGGCGCTCATCAAGCGTGATATCCAGTTCGGTCTGCTCGGTGTCAAGACCCAGCAGCTTCTGGCCGCGCGCATGACGCTCAGCGCCCAGTCCACCCATACGGGGGAAGGTGGCGCGGTTGCCAGAAGAAATGGTCTTGTTCCGAATGAACTTGCTGGCCGTGAGATACTCGTTAAACCGCTTGAGAACCTCCCCACCGAACACCGGAAGGAACAGGTCGTCAAACGCAGGAGTAGTAAGAGCGGTATTGCTACCGATCAGGGCCGGGTTTGAGAAAGAACCCATTACATTACTCACAAACAAGGAGTGATTATGTTTGCGTCCGCCGCCATCCGAGTTGTCCTTTCAGGCTCGTAGGTCGGGTCTTTGTAACCAGGGTCGGTGCCTTGCGGGCCGTACTGATCTGGATACTCAGGAGACGACGAAATAGCGCCAGCAGGATTTGCACCTGCGACTTCGGCTTATGAGGCCGATGAGATACTGTTTCTCTATAGCGCAAACTCAATCAGTCCCGATCGAGGAGTGATTGAGTGAGTTATAACTTCGGCCCCGTATCCGGGGCTGATGAAGGGGCTACGCAAGAGTTGTACTACCTGCAATGCGTGCCGGTCTCCAAAGAACCGGGTTAGCTTTCGCTAGCAAGGTTCTAACAAGTTGGCTCTGTGTTATCCATGGCGTCTCACATTGCGGCGGCCCGCGCCAGTCCATCCATAGCCGTCGCCGGTGTTGAACTGGTGCCAAATTGTCAAACCACCGCCCCGGCGTTAGCTGGGACGGTAGAATCAATGAAGGATTATCTATTGAGTAAGAGGGCGGCTCGCTCTTGGCTTACGCCCTTGGCGACAGCGGCGCGGGCCGCAACCTCGCCCTGGTAGGCCGGATCGAACTTATAACGCGGATCATTCATCGCAGCCATCATCTCTTGCTGCGAGAGGAAAGGCTTGATAGTTCCGCGCTTAGGGGTGATGCCCCCGCCGATCTGCGCTGACGTGTCCACCTGCTGACCCTCGCCAGCCCCGCCCGCCTGTTGCGCCTCAGCCCACAGGCCCCGCAGCGTCTGAGCGCTCAGAGGCCCGCCAAGGGCCTGTTGGAGCGCCTGCTTCTGCTCTGCGGTGTAGTTGGCCTTGGCATATGCTAAGGCCGCCTGGAGATTTCCCTGGCCGCCAACAAGTTCGGCCGCTTGGCTGAAAATCACCTGCTGGCGGGCTTTGTGCCCATTCACCATGCCGATGATGACCGTCTCAGGAACGCCCGCAGCCTTGAGCTTAGTAACAGTCTCAACCTTGAAGGTTCCAGACACAGCAAGCTCGGCCTCTGCGGCCTTCCAGTCTACCCCGCCTGCCGCAGGTGCTGCCGCACCGGAGAGCGCCTCTGCAAACGTGGTGGCCCCAGCGGCCTGTGCAGCGGCGGCTGCCGCTACGGTCGTCTCAATTTCCGGCTTTTCCGCGGCCTTAGCCGCAGCAGCCTGGGCCGCAGCCGCAGCCGGGTCAGATGCCGCGTGCATCTTCCGCTCTAGCTCTCGATACGCCTCAGCCATTGCCTGAACATTGACAATACCGTTGGCATCCTTGAACTTAGCGGGCACCATCGCGGGAACGGAAGCGGCCATCTCAGCGTTGAGAGTGGCCTGATCCTTCGCGGGTGCTTCTGCCACCGCGGAAGTAGTTGGTTGATTGGTATTGGCCTCCCCGGCCATATGATTCTCTCCTCAAATTAGAGATTAGCTACAATTCCATTCCCTGTAATGCGGGTTGCTACAGCAGCAGTTCCAATAACCTTTGGTATCCTGCCAGGACCACACATCATCCCCGATCCAGAGAAAGTCACAGTGTGGGTATGAATAATAGCGGCAGTCAATGCCACTACTGCCAACCTATCACCAGCGCCAGCAGTTCCCCCGCCATCCACATCATCAAACAGAGTAAGTTCTACAGTACCCGCCGCCGTAAAAATAACGGACTGCATATAAAGAACTTGATTTGCTGTAGGTATGACGGCTGCACCCGTGTTATCAAAGATGCTCAGTGATGCTACTGATGTGGGATCGGCATCAATGAGTTCAAACCTTACACTTTTACCTTGAACCATTTATTCTCCAGCGGGGGCGGCCCGCCCTGCGGCGGATACCCCGGCCTTGATAGCACCTTCCTGGTAGGCGGCGGCCTGTTGCTGTTGAACAGCAGCTTCGACCTCAGCAGCCATCTCCTCAGCGGTCTTGATACGACCCGCCGATTCTAGGCCCATGCTTTCCCACCAGTCCTTTGCAACAGCCTCCCACTTGAAGACTCTAAGGGCAGTCTCCGGGAGATTGCGCATGCGCTCAATCGCCATATCCAGCTTCTCGCGTTCGGCCTCTCTATTGAGAATCTCAAGACCGGCGCGGACTCTAATCTTGAGGATAGAATCCTCTTTGATAAAGTCTTGAAGCTGCTCAGGAATGAGATTGCCCTGTGCCTGAAGGAGCAAGGTACGCCGGATGACCGGCACCTGTAACTCTCGGCTGGCTTGGGACAATACACCGCCCAAGTTGCTCTCAAGCTCCTGGGCGATGATGCTTACCTGTCGTGCAGTAACGCGCTCCCCTTGGGGCTGTACTGCCGTGTTCATTAGGAACCGGCGCCCCAGGACCGTCTCTCTATGAGCGACGGCAGCTTGGGTAGCAGATACCTGCGAAGCATTCTGAAACTGCAAGGGGAAGATATCATTGGGTCCACACGGAACAAAGGAACCATTGATCGAATCCAGCACGTCCTGCAACTCCGTGATACCGGCAGGGTTTACACCCCAGCGATATTCAGCATTGAGTAATGCGCCGTCGATCAGGGCCTTGGCGAGGGCGTCCAGAGCGCGAACGTCTCCGAACATATCCTCAACCAGGCTGGTCCCGTAATCCTCTCCTGCCACGGCATTCCATCGCATAGGAATGTAGGGACAGACTTTGTAATTTCCCTTGCTGGATTCTTTCCCGCGAAACTCTTGTGTCCAGTGAAATTCACCAGTCTTAGGATCACGCTTGATCTGTGTATAGAGAGGTTCAAGCGTAGCTTGAAGGGCACTGCCTCCGATAGGACCACGAGTCAGCGTTTGTTTATCACCTTGGATGGCAGCAAGATCGGGATAATATTCCGGGTCTACTGCCTCCTCAATGATGATTTCCATCCACTGACCTTCATGCCGCCTGCGTACCACATACTGGTCGGCGCGGAATACACGAAAGTCATAATCGTCCTGCATGAACAGCAGACAGTCACCGACCACGATCAGGTGGCGATATACAAGATATGCCGATGATCGTAAGTTGGTGGGAGCCAGCACGTCCATGGTGGAACGCTCGAAGCGCCCCATTACTGCCTCAAAGTCTGTGGTGTCCTCTCCCTCAGGAACCACGCTCCGTTGAACCATCAGCTCAAAGATGGGCTGGTTGTTCAACGGCAGCACAACGCTCACAATACGTGAAGCGAGCGCATTCACACCTTCTGCCGAAGTTGAAGCATAGGGCACGTCTAATGCCTGATGCTGTGCCTTTCCTTCCGGGGGTAGGAGAGAAGGAATCGTCAAAGCCGCATGAACTCGTTTCCGGTTCAGGGCGGCTTCACGGTCAGAGTCGAGCAACGCGTAACGCGAATGAAGTGTTTCATCCATCGCTTAGCGGCTCGGAGGAAGGTATGAGCTATCTCTAACAATACTAGTTTGTGCCCCGAAGTTGAATGACCGAAGGAACGATTCAAGATCGGCCTGGGTCAGATTGAAGTTCTTAGGGGCTTTTCGCCGGGGCACTTCTTGAAGTGCTTCAAATGTCCCGCCTACCTGGCGGGGAGTATTGCGTCGATCAAGAGACTCGCCAGATGTTTCGGCGAGTGACCCGGCCAAGGACGCGGCCGCCTTACGCCGGGCGATACGATCCGCGTTAGCACTTCGGATGATCGCCTCTTGCGGGCTGGGAAGGCCGAGCGCCTTCTGTTGCTTCTTGGGAATTGATTCCACCTAATGCCTCCCGTTCGTTTTGTCTCTTGTATACTGCTGCAAGTTGCGTAACTAAAGCCCTCATACCGTAAATCGTAGCCTGAGAGCGAACAACGTCATCGTTCGACAGTCCTGGGGCATACGAGTTGGCGCGGGCCTGTTCGTCAATCCAATTGACGAGCCGCTGGATCAGGGGCAGCCCGATAGGCGGCCAATCCGGCGGTGATATCTGTAAGGATGTCATCAGGAATTTCTCCTCTCACCTGAAAGCCAAATACATACAGGATGACCTTTACCGGGGTCACACAGTTGATGGCCTCCCTGGGCCATAGGTGCAGATAGCGGAGTACCGTTATCAGCCTCTGGCACTTCTTGCCGATTAACCATTCAATACCCTCCAGCAACATTTCTATATCAAGGTCGCTTCTGGTGATCTGCAAGCAGTACCAGTCACGGGGCTCGGTTTCTATTCGATCCTGGAGCAACTGGCGAGCGTCATAAAGGTCACAACGTCCCCCGGCAGGAATCTCCAGCATGTACGGCCCTAGCTGGATCGCACAGTGCGTGAACTTTAACCGGGCTCTCTTGACCCACCAGGGGGTTCTCTTGAGAGAAGGACCGAAGAAATGGACCCTCATCACATACTCTGCCCCCGTTTGGAGGGCAAGTGGATATTCTGTGGGGACCTTATCTAGATTACCTAGATTACCCATATTGCCTAAATCCCCTATCTTCACGTGGGTTCACCCGCGTTCTGGAACTTCCGGGCCTGTCGCTGGGCCTTGGTAGGCCAGGCAATCTCTACGAGCCACTCAGGCACGGTGAATAGCACTGGGCGCCTGTTCTCAGAGTCCCAGTCCTCCCACCGCAGGATGCGGGCACAGCGGGCCATGGCCTCGCAGTAGTCCCGCGTGTACTTCTCCGCGTGGGAGGCATAGGCCACGGCTACAGCTAGAACTATGTTATCTATTCCCTTGACAGCTTCCAGTATTTTCTCAGCCTTTTTCGGGCCGATGCCCTCCAAGCCCTTGAAGCCATCGCCCGTATCCCCAGTCAACCATTGCATGTGGAATGCCCTATCGGCCGCTTCCAGCGGGATGAAGGTGGGGAAGTCCTGCTTCTCCGGGTTGAAGTGCCAGCCCGGAATCTGGAGCAAATCTTTGTCAACAGACACCATGACCGGACTGAAAATCTTACCGTTAGTGGCAAGGATGCCCATGATATCATCGGCCTCCAGGCCCTTCATCTCAACGGTCTGGAACTCGTCCCTCAAAACTTGCTTCGCCGTATCCAGCATGGCGGGCGGGTCTGCATTCCGATGGGCCTTATACAGGGGATAAGCCTTCCTTCGGAATCCATCCTCTCGTGGACAAGATAGGGCCACTATAATCTTTGAGCAAAAGGCACGTCTGGCCCAGTCAGTCAACTGTGCCATAAGCCTTTCAGTCATTGCAAGAACGTCGGACTGCGATGTGTGCGCCCAGGCCGCAGTCTGGTAAGCTACGAAATCCCCGTCGATCAGGGCTGTACGTGTTACCTTGAAATCAGGAGATTGACTCATACGGCTCTCCATTCTCCTCTGTTTGATTGAACCATGCTGCGATTACTCTATGTCGTAGCAACTCGGCAAGTCCCACCATAGCCACGCCGCCCCACCATGAGGATTTATCAGCCTCTACTGCATGGCTAACATGCGTGGCAAACATGATTACACCTGCATCATAACGCCGGTGCAACTCGTCTATCAAATCATCAGTGTCAATGAACTCCAGCGGATTCTCTTCACTCATGGTCCTGCCACCTGATTTAGCCAGAGCGGGGCCATGCGTCGGATAACTGCCCGAAGGTCGGCCTCACTATTGTTACTGGAGATAGACACATCGAATGTCTCATCCGGGAGAACACCATTCATATATTGGAATGCCAACTTCTCACTATCATGCTTACGCCATGCGGCATCCAGATCGGTGAGACGGCGGCCCGCATCGATGAACACTAACCAACCGTCATGACGGCGAATCAGATCGATCTCATTCATGAAGCGAACATCATCAATGATGATAACACGCTCATGAAAGCGACTCCGATTATCTCCCGCAGACATATCGATGCTCATTGAATCTATTTCTTCCTGAGCTACCGCCCGGATTAGCCTCTGCATGAGATTCACCCAGTAGTCAGGGCCAGTGATACCGGGCGCATACTTAGGATCACGCATGTCGGTACCCACGTCCTGACAGAATCGACGATAGAGCGCATCGAATGGCCCGCCCTTCTCCGCGCCAATCGTGGCCGCCGCTCTCTTGAGAGCGCCAGCGAATGACATGATCTTGGGAGTGCAGCCATTCTCAACACACCACTTAGCCAATTCATCAGCAGCCGTAGACTTGCCAGCCTTGGCTACTCCTCCGAAGCCTATGATTTGCAAAGGTACACATCTCCATTCTCGGCCAGTTTCGCATCCTCATATGGGGCGGCGATTCTCCGGTACAGTTCTAGTTTTGCACATTCCAATGCACCGATGGCTGTGTTCAGGTTGCTATAGGATACACCCATCAAATCCAGCCAACGATCAATTACCTTAGTGATGGCAAAGTTTAGTTCGCCGGGTAATTCTGGTGCTAACTCTGCATCGGCTCTAAGTTCTTGCGAGATATACGGCATTAGTCTCCTTTCTCTTCACAGAGGAACCGGGGGAAGCGAGGATAACCCTCATCTGTTAATTCCGTAAATGCAAATTTCACTGCGGAGTTGATCTCTGGTGGTGTCTCTCGCTGCTTATCAGTGAACCCCGTTCCAATATTGAACAACCTGCCTTTCCAGGCACATACAAGGGCACCCAGCCTGCCTTCGTGCTTACCCTTGCCGGGTTCATGCCCGATTACCAGGGCCACATCATCGTTGATGTTCTTGACCTTGAGGAGAGTACTGCTACGCTTACCCTCATAGAGGGACTTCGGTTTCCGCAGCATGAGGCCCTCACCGCCAAGCGCCCAATTATTCTCTGCCATCTCCATCAGGTGCTCATGGCTCTTGACTGGAATCTGTGGTATATACTCCAGCCAGGGGCATGATTGTCGTCGAATACGGATCATCAGATGAGCCAGCCGAGTCTCGAAAACCTCCGGTTCACCTAAGTCAGGCGCATCGAACACATAGTACTTCACCTTTCGCCAGCGTTCATCCGGTACCAATGTTCGTACTACGCTCATCGTCTCCTGGAATCGGCCACGACCCATATACAACTCCCCGTCGAACATCATATTCGTGGGCATACTGGCTTTGAACCAGGCGGGGGCGTGGATCAGGTTGCCATTACGGCTCCAGAAATCCTTGCCATCCCACCAAGCACGCATACCATCTAGCTTCTCGGATGCCCACCAGTCAATGATATCGTGCTTATCAGGTTCATAGGGCTTAGCCAGCAGGAAGCTGAACTGTGGCATTTACTGGAACCTCTTGATTATCAGGATGCCCAATAGGATGCGTTCTTTTCATCGGCCCAATAAACAGGGCCACCGCATCACGAAATTCCTTAGGAGTTTCCTGGCCCTCACGGTCACGGCGCACGATCAGCTTGCGCATATTGGCTACCATGAGTTGATCCAGAGTCATCCCCTCGAAATGCGCGGCACGAACCACGTAGTACAAGAGATCACCAAGCTCATCCTTGATGTAATTCGCAGGTTGGTGACCAGGCGTATCAGGGCCGCGAAGCCGGTGCTTCTTGTATTCGTTGAGGACTTCCCCTGCCTCGCCGCCCAGGGCGATCATGACATGGGCTTCGTCTTGGTCAGGACGCCAGGTGGCATCCACAAATTGGTCATAGATCATTTGATCTCCTTTTAATGGCACTCGGCCCAATTAGAGCCGATCTTGAACTCGCCTGCTAAAGGCACTCTAACCTTAAGTATGCGACCAGCCTCGGCATAGGCCCAGGCTAATACTTCGCCCACAAATTGGGCATTCTCAGGCGGCGCTTCTGCCTGTGCCTCATCATGAGCATTCAACATAAGGGCATAGTCTTGCCCCGGCCGATAGCCATGTTTAGCCAGATAGGCCGCCGCGATTACGAGCGCCCACTTGCAGACCACTGCCCCATCCCCTTGAAGCATGGTGTTGAGCGCCGAATGAGGACTACGTGTGGGCGCATGGCGCCCGTCTAGAAGGACGATGTATCCTGGTCGATTGGCAGCACTCTTGCAAAGTGCAACCAACTGAGCCAGGGCTGGAATCTTTTTCTCGAATGTATTCCTAAATACCCGCCCTACACTAGGCTTTGTCTTTCCTTTGTATCTAGTCCTTTGCTCAGGAGAAAGCGAAGCATGGTCAGATATGACGTATCCGATCTTCTCATCTCCTGCGCCATACAAATAGGCATAAATTGTCTCTTTGCATTGCGGGCGTGTATCAAGATTACCAGCTTTCTGATTCTCGGTGTGTACATCGCCTTCCAAAACGATCTTCGCATAGGCACCTTTATCGAATTGCCACAGTCGATTGGCCAGCATACGTAATTCAAGACCGCTGGCATCTGCACCAATCTGCACCCAGCCCTCTCTAGTCGGCCCCCATAGAGATCGACATTCCCAACCGTACCGGCCCTCGAAGCCGGTCAATGGATGCTCCTTGCCCTCGGCATCCTTCTTGGTCTTGACTTTGGGACAGGCTGTTTGGTTGGGCTGTTGGTGAGTCATGCGAGATGTGGCAGCCCCGCAAGTATTGATCTGTGGGTGAATAATGCCCGGCGTTCGAGATGCCCTAGCCCTTACCACCCAATCCCCCAGGTGCTGCAAACGCTTCTCGGCCATCTGATAGCGAAGAAGAAAATTCGCTTCTGGATACTCCATGCCAAGTAGTTCTTCTTCCACAATAGAAGGATTGCCACCGCCATTACCGTTCTTATCCGGCTTGGTTAGAGGGGCAATATACCCATACTTCTCTTTGAGCCGCTCGGCAATCTGTTTTGTAGAGCCGGGGTTGAAAGGGTGCTCTTTAGTTTTGAAGGCACCATATGTAAGCTCCCCATCCCGCCATCCGGCCCCCATGGCGGATTTCTTAGTATCCCATTGTTCATCATCAGGAGACAACCACCATCTCTTTTTCATCTGCTTTATGCGCGGCGGGAAGGCTTTGCATAGCGCGTCTAGTGTCGCGGCCTTCTCTATCTCCAACTTTTCGATCAGTGTCTCGGCCGTATCCACATCGATGCGAACCCCATTCTCGCATTGAGCGGCGATGATCTCTGCCACTCGTAATTCAATCTTGAGTGCGGCTTTGAATGGGATCAGCTTAGGCATTATGAATTTGCGGATCGCCTCCGATACCGCTGTGTCATGAATGCAGTAGTCTTCCATCTCCTGAGACCATTCATCCCATGGCCCTTTGAATGGCATCTTGAAGATACGAAGCTCACGGCCCCAGTCTTCTAGACTATTACCACCGAATGGGTGGAACTGGGCATCGGGATACAGGAGGCGCGCGGCAATCAGGGTATCGAATACCTTAGGTTGCTTGCCCTTGTAGTCTGGTGCCACTAGCCGCCGCAGAATGGGCAAGTCATGCATGATACAGTTATGACCAAAGATAACATCGGCCTGCATCAATTCCTCAAAGCCCTCCCGGAGAGTGTTCATCTTCCGGTTGTTCCGGTAGACCTTCACACCCGCCGGGTGCCGCAATACCAAAAGGTGAACCTTGGTGGCTTCCTTCTGGACCTCTCCTCCCTTACCGATGCGTAGCTCCGCGAATCCGTTGGATTCGATGTCGAAGCTGAAAAATTTCAATCAGTCATCCTCAGAAGCATCCTCAGCCGCCTCTTCAAGGTCTTTGACATCTCGCTTAAGACGCTCTACGTCCAGTTCCAGGCCCTCTATCTGCTCAAGTTGAGAATCAAACCGATCTTCCAAGGCGCCGAGGTCTTCACGCATCGACTCAATGAAATCAGAAACAGATCGCTGTGACATTACTTACCCTTTCCTTTTGCCGCCTTAGCGGACTTCTTCTTGTGTGATTCTTTAGCCGCCTTCTTGGCTGCCTTGGTCGGCTTCTTGCCGCCATACGAACCCATGTGGGGCATTACTTTCTACCCTTCTTGGCCTTCTTGGCCTTCTCAACCTTGTTCATCGTGCCATACACATAGGCATTGGCACGTTCTCCTGTGAGTCCCTTCTTCTTGGCCTCACGTCTAAGCTTATCGTGCAATGCCTTGGGCATTAGCTAGGCCGATTGGCCAGCATGGCCACCACAAGGTCTTGCAGTTCCTTCACTGCAAACATAAGCTGACGCACACGAACGTTCGTCTGAATCTCAGAGAACTGGCGTCCCGGCTCACCGTCGCCCGGAAGTGGCTGCGGAAACTGGATCGGCCGCGACAAGATCGGGCTCGATTCCATTGATCTCGTCCCACTCGAAAGAGTCGGGATCGACTGGCCCTTCGTTGTACGGGGCGGCGTCGGCAGGTTTGGATCGCTCAATGCTTTCCTCCTCAAAGGTTTGGCCCGCAGCCATATTCCAATCAGTTTGGACAAGGCGGCGAGTGTCAGGATCGAATCGCAGAAACCCCGCGATTCCTGTAGTGCCGGTAAACCGGCCCTTGAGCACGCGGATACGCATGATCCGGCGCTCCTCCGGGTCTTCGGCCTGCTGGTGGCGTTCAACAGCAATTACGTTGTTGGGTACACTACCAAGAGAGCCGCTGCCACGGAGATTTCGCAGATTGATTTGTCCGCCTTCTTCGGCTGACTTGCCGTTGGAGATGCGGTTCAACTGCGATACTAAGTCAAGGTGAACCCCGGTCCTCTCCACGATGGATCGAAGGTTCTTCATCACTTCATCTATGCCCTCTCGCTCTGTAGCCGCGTGGTTCAGGCCAACGATTAGAGCAGTGATATGATCTAACACGATCACATCACACTCCAGAGCAGAGGCCATGTATTCGATACGTTGTAAGATGTTATCGAATGCGTTGGACCCACGATGGTCATAGATGTAGAGAGGTAATTGGGCCAGAGTCTTTCGAGCCTCATCATATTCATCATCACTGAGGTTGTCAGTGAGGCCGAAGCTGAGGGCCTGTCGACCAGAATCAACCAGCAGGTCATTCAATACACGGGCTGCCCTGATTTGCCGAATCGGTTTATTCAAGAGCAGGGCCACCATGTCATCCATCGTTTCGACGGGTGACTCCTCTAACATCAGCATACCGACCTTTCGACCACTGGTTAGATGATGCATGGCAAGCTCTCGGATAAGCGTAGACTTACCAGAGCCAGTGCCTGAGGCCCATAAAGTCATCTCCCCTGACCGTTGGCCCATCATGCTTTCAGTCAGGCAGTCCCATGGGAATAGCCAGATATCCTGGGCGGGACGCATCCCGTCGTGGATATCTGAGATGTGGAGAATCCCATCGGGCTGGTATTGTCTAGCCTCATAGAGGGCTGTCAACAGTGCCTGCGTGTCATTAGCAAGCAGATGATCGTTGGCATCCTTACGGGGCGTGATGGCGATGCGGACCTTTCCAGGCGGCAGCTTCTCGGCCGCAGCCTCGGCCGCAGGGCGGCCGGCATCGTCATTATCAAAACAAAGCACAACCTCGTCATAGCCCTGTAAGAACTCCAGATTCTCAGCGATGGATTTGGCGGCGCTTTGTGCCCCGTTGGGCAGAGACACCACCGGCCATCGGTTTTTCTGGAGCATGGAGATGGTCATGGCATCGATCTCGCCCTCGGTGACAATGATGCGTTTGCCTTGGCCGCTCCAAAGATGCTGTCCGAACAACGGGAGGTTGGACGTATCTCCCTTCCAGTAAAACTTCTTGCCCGGAGCCCGGACATGCTGTGCCACCACCGTACCATCACGGTAGTAGTTGGAAACTTCTACTACCTCGCCCTTAACTTTGGCAAGGCGATAGTCAAACAGACGTGTGGTCTTCTGGTCGATATGCCTGTGCTCCAGCGACATGACTCGGCCCACATAGGGCTGGGTTAGCTTCGCATGGCGCCTGGCTGTCTCGACCGTAGACCCGTCCCCGTGTTTGTGATACCCACAGGCGAAGCAGTGGGCACCACCGTCCGGGTAATAAGAGAGATTGTCACCGCTGGTATCTCTACCGGCCTTGCGGCATTCTGGACACGGCTCACGTTTCATTGGACCTCCGTTCGATCCAGGTGCGAATCGTAATACCGCCCGTCTCGTTGATCTCATGGCGGTGAACCACCTGAGCTAGGTCCGGGTCGATGCCGTGCTTAGCGATGAAGGCCACTGCCAGTTCATCTATGCAGCGGAGATGCTGTCTAGCCAAGTACTGATTCAGGATATCCAGAGTTTGCGGCTTCATCCAGTTCCTCCACTAGCATACGAATTTGCGGTGTTTCACAGTAATGCTTGGTCGCTATTACTTTTACAATCTGACTATCATCCCGCCAGATAAACTCATTGCATCCATCCCATATGGCCTTGAGCAGGTTGTCTACGTCGCCCCTAGGCCATGCATGAGCAGGTTTAGCAGGCTTCTTCATCTCGAAGAATACCGTTACTTTCAGTGGCCCCAGAAGAGGGCGGAATCCCTTACGGAATTCCGCAATCATCTCCTGAAACTGCTTGCGAAACCGCTTGTAGGTTGGAGTGTAGTAGGTGCCCCAACGACTCACTCTTGGGCGAGATGCAGGAATGGGGATGATATCAAATCGGAAGAAGTGTTTGCGGCCTAGCCGTCTGTACTTCACAGAAGGCCGAGGGTCGGATCGTCGTCATCGCTCGACTCGTCCGACTCTTCAACAGGTTCCTCAACCTTGGGCTTGTTCTTAGAACCCGCAGGCCGCCCCTTCTTAGGCGAGGCAGTCACTGGTGTCGAAGTCGTGGACTTCTTCGCACCACGGGCAGACTTCTTCACGGGTGGCGTCTCCTCTTCGGAGGCTTCGTCTTCCTCGAAAGGGGACTCGTCTTCCTCCTCCAAGGCATCGGCCACGTCATCGTTAGCCTCAGGCGCATCCTCATCCAGGAAGTCCTGCTCGGCCTCGAACGTGGAGCCGGCACCACCAGCCCAATTGGACTTGAGAAGCTGGACCGAATTCAGGTAGCCCTTGATCCCGGCTCCGGTAGGCAGTTCCCAACCAGAGATGGTAGTCTCAACCCGGACGATATCTCCGCCGTAGACCAAGAGGGAATCCTCACGCTCTGCCTTGGCATTGAACACCGGGATCGGCCCCTTAGCCGTATCGGCATTCGTCTCAAAAGACATATGCGGGGTGCCCACAGGCACACCAACCAACTCAGCCAGCTTGGCATCCGTGACCTTCATGCATCCCGGAACCTTGGTAGCCTTACGGCTGAGCCCCTTGAGGAAATCGGCATTCATCTTGCTCAGAGTCTTGAGAAACTCAGTGAACTCCGGGTTTTCCTTGTAGTCAGGCCAGAACATATCAATACGATAGCGGTTCTTACCGAATGAGTCATCCGGCTTCTGGAGGTATGCAAACGCAGCAACGCCACGGGGCGTGCGAATCCGCTTGATCTTGGTGATCTCGGCCTTGGTGTTACCCTTCGGCATGTGTCAACTCCTTGGGTAGTGGTGGCATGGCCACCTTGTTTCCTGCAAGCAGCAGCGCAAATGCATTCTGCAATCGCAGAGCATAGCGAAGTCTAACTTGCCACTCACTCATAGGCGCACCACTATTGATGATGGCCTGTAATAGACCAGACGTTCGGATCGATTGATCCTTACTCGGTTCCGTCTTCTTCGATGTACTCTTCCCAGGCACTCGAATACTCCTCTGGTGTATCGCCTGCTTCCCGTTGATTGTCATCATCGGGCGGCGTCATAACCACTGGACTCACTGCCTCTCCTTTCCTACGCTTGGCTGTGCGTATCTTATGGCAATTTGCACAGACCACTTCGCACTTGGCAATCTCAGCCTTGAGGATAGCCAATGAATAATTAGCGATCTGATGCGTGATAGTAAAGCGCTTCTTCCCGCGCTCCGGTAGATGGTCGAACTCTAGCGGGATGGGGTTCGTGTTGTATCCGCAATCCACACACCCACTGGCCATCTTGATCCTCGCCAGCCATGCCGCCCTCTTGAGATACCGCTGGGCGTAGGCAGCCTTGGCAGCCGCCCGGTACGCCTTAGGGTACAATTTCTGCTGGCGGTGCTGAGCCTTACGTCTCTGTATCTTGTCCATGCTCGCCCCGGTGGTAACGTTGACCCTTGCTGCATGGCATGGGGATGAACATAGCCGTGCCATCGATCACCACCCCGCAACCTAACACAGGGCGAACAGGGAAGGGCTTGCTATACTCGAATGCATACGAATCGATATCGATTCCGCATCCTACATTCATCCCGAAGATGAGAGAGTCAGGATTTGCATGCCATTTGCAGCCCGCATAACTATGAGTATGACCCTGTACTGTGCTCATCCTCCGCTGGAGTGCAAGGTTCATCGCTGCATCTTTGCCAGTAGAACCGGTGCCATGTATGTATAGCACCCCATCGATCTTGAACTCAGGTTGCCAGTCCCAGCCAGGAGTGTTGAATACTTCCTGATAGGACTTGAGCAGGCATGATGGAATGCCGTAGCGGTAGGCTCGCCTCTGGTATCGCTCATCATGGTTGCCGATGCACACCATGGCCTT